CGAAGACGTCACCGGATGCCAGGAGTGCGCATGACCACCATCGACGTCCACCGCACCCTCACCGCGCTCGATCTCGTCCAGTTCCTCGACGAACACGCACGACGGCAAGGCGTCGGACTCGACCAGGTCGAGATCGTCGGCCTCGAGATCGTCGACCGTCCCCGGCAGCCGACCCCACCTGGCGGCACCCCCTACATCGAAGTGTGGGACGCCCGGCTGCACCTGCGCGTCAACTGCCCACCTGACTGCATCGCAGGATGGGACTGGTGATGACCGCCGAACAGCTCACCCTCGACGCCGCCGGCGAAGTCACCGTCGCCCCACGCCGCCGCACCGTCCGCGAGAAGTACCAGGCGTGGCTGAACACCAACCCGACCGGCCTGGCCGAGGTCGCCGCAGTCACGCGCGCCATGTCGGCCCACAACGGCCGGGCCCCCACGATCGCGCAGGTCTTCGACGAACTACGCACACGGCGCATCACCGCAGGCCCCGAACTGCACTGGGACAACACGCTGCGCGCCCCCGTCGCGCGGGGCGTGATGCGCCGCTACCCCGACCTGGCCGGAACCTTCCCCACACGCCGATCCAAGGTCGACCCATGAGCCCATTCGGCGACGGACCCCTCGACCTGCCCTACGAGGAGCAGGACGTCACGCCGCTCACCGACAACTTCGCCGTGTCCGGCGGGGCGGTCGTCATGGCCGCCGTGATCAACGTGGCCGGCCGTCCCGAACCTGCCCTGGTGTTCCGGTTCGCCCGCGCAGACGACGACGGGTTCTTCCCGCCGGTCCTGCTGTGCGTGGACGACGGACAGACCCACGAGTTCGGCGTCACCGTCACCGCAGCCGCCCGCACCGCCATCCGGCAGGCACGACAGGCCAGACGCGACATGAAGGACACCCCATGACCACCTCGCAGCGCATCGAAGCCCAAGGCTGCCTCACCCGGATGTTCGTCCTGTGCGCTGCAGCCCTGATCTCACCATCGGACGTCGCCATCGTGGCGCTGGCAGCCCTGGCCCTGATCAACGCCGTGACCTACCCGTGGAGCAGCACCCGGATTTCGAAGACACCGAAGGTCGAACCGTCCGCGGATCTCCGGTCGGCGGCATCGGTCACTCGGCAGATGTTCGTCGCGCTCGTCGACGAGGGCTACAGCGAAGCCCAGGCGCTCACGCTCGTCCACGGGGTTCTCACGTCAGGGATCAAGCGCGGGAAGGGCCAGCCATGAGCGACGAGAAGGTGAACACCGAAGCGGGCTGCCCTGCAGCCCGCTGCAACGGCCTGCTCGTGCTGGCCGCGTCCGGAGTCGACGCCAACGGCCGCCAGCTCGAGTACCTGACCTGCGACACGTGCAGCCGGTTCGTGGAACGCCAGGTCCCGCTCGACCATCCGGCCCTGCCCGGCCTGGAGGTCGACGCATGACCCCTGCGGTAACGCCAACAGCCAGGGAGGATCATCTATGAGCGTGACCAGATACGACCCGCAGGGAGCCCGCCAAGTCCGTTGGCGGTTTGGTGAGGTCCGAACCCATGACCGCGACGGCCAGCCGTCGTTGGTGCCCGGGCTGCGCCTGTACCGCGTTCGGATCACGGTCGAGGAGGTCGAACAGCACGACGTTGCGGCGCTGGTCGCATGGCTGTCCGAGAACGTCGGCACGCCCTCGCGCTACGAGTGGATCCCAGGCGACGTCGGCTACGCCGTCCACGACTGCCCGGACTGCTGTTGTGTCGAGGACAACCGCCTGGTCGCCACGGTCACGCTCCCCGCGCCCTCGTGGCAGGAAGCCGAGCGTGCCTTCAGTAGATCGCCGGTGCGGCTCCCAGAACTGATCGCCGCATGACCCCCGAGGTAGTGCCCAACAGCGGAGGGCCAGAATGACCGACAGCGAACGCCACGACCGTGTCATTGAGGCCGCCAACCTCCTACGCGAACACGGCTACGCCGTCGTGCCCGCCTACATGGCCGACCGTATGTATTCGGCCATTGACCAGTCCCACGAACTGTCCCGTAAGTCCTACGACGCGCACCTGCCGCTGCTGTGGGCCATGCAGGGCCTGGTCGATGCGGCCACCCGAGCCCTGGCCCCCTCACGCCCCGTGTGGCTACGTCGGGCGCGGTCGTTCCTGCACAACTACCACTGGACCGAGCAGATGCAGGTGTCCGGGTTCCCCACCGACAGGGACGGGTGGAAGGCACACGCCCGCGCAGGGGAGTCGTGGAAGGCCGCCCGTGATCGCGTGCGGCCGAAGTACCGAGAGATGCTGAGAGGGCGGGACATGACCTCAGATAGGGACGGTTCCTAGATGGCTGAACACACGCACACGACCCGCGTCGTCGGCTGCCTCCGATGCGACAACGACCGACTCCGTGCCGCCCTGGTGGCCGCACGCGGCGAACTCGAAAAGTGGGGATGGGGCGACCACCACTACGGCGAAGCATGGCAGGAGCGACGTGTGGTGGATGCCATCGAGGACATCAACCGGGCACTCAACCCGCCACCACAGATGGGAAGCTAGATCATGGCATCCAAGGACACTTCCGCCTCACGGATCGTGCAACTCCTCCTGCTGTGGCCCTTCACCATCGCGGTAGACGCCGTCGCCGCGTCCGCACTGTGGCGCTGGTTCGTCACCCCGCTCGGCGCACCCGAGATCACCCTGGCGCACGCCTACGGGCTAGCAACGCTCGTCGGATGGGCGACCTACCAGTTCATCCCTGACCGTGAACCCGTTGACATGGCCACCAGTTCCATCGGTGCAGGACTGGCCGCGCTTGGGATGGGATGGCTGGCCCTTCAGTTCATGACCTGACCCGCTCTAGAACGCCGCATACCGAAGGGTAGACCCATGGCACGACAGATCGCCGCTGCAGCCCTCGCCGCCCTGGTTCTTGCCGGCTGCGGCGGGGTCGCTCGCGGCCAACTCACCGAGAAGACCATCGAGCTCGAGGACGGCCGCACCATCACCTGCGTGACCTACCGGCCACCTGCGGGTGGCGGCCTCTCGTGCGACTGGAACACACCGAACTGACCGAGGAGACACCAGATGGTCCCGAACTTCCACGACGAGATGACGTTCCGCGACATCCTCGAGCCCGCGATGGACATCGCCAAGCGGCGCGACAAGGCCGAGGCCGCACAGTTCATCGACGCCTACGCCGCCCACCTCATGCGCCGGAACCAGTGGGGCGCCGAGGAGGCACTTCGGGTCGTGCTCGAAAACCTCGGGTACATGGCGGGCTACTGCGGACCCGCTGCCATGGACGAGGTACGGGAGACGTTCGGTGCCCGGCACCCGGTCTTCGGCTGAGGCCGGGGCACAAGGAGGATTACATGACTGACGAGTTCCAGATCACCATGACGTGCGCTCGGACGCCCTACGCCACCATGACCGCGTCCAGCCGGGAACAGGCTGAGGCTTGCGCACGGTTGAAGGCGCGTGAGTGGGAGCGCAGAACGGGCGGTCCAGTTGAGGTGCAGGTCCAGATCCATCGACGGCAGGTGACTCCCTGGATCGAGGACGGCGAGGTCTACGAGTTCAGCACCACCGACCTGGATAGAGCCGACGCACCGACCGTCAAGTAACTGGCCTTCCACAACCCCCACGACAAGGAGACGACGATTGGCTGAGTACTGGATCCAGCTCGACATCGAGACCGACGCGGACATCACCACGGTCATCAAGACTGCGGCCGAGCTCGCACAGTTGGTCGGGTTCGACCATCACGTCGCCGGCGTATCCGTCAGCCGCTGGACCGACGACGGGGCCGTCGAGGAGACCGTGGACCCCGACCTCGTGCACACCGCCGACTGACCAGGAATGACCATCGCCGCGAAGACCTCGAGCAGCAACGACACCGGGCCGGGCTCCTGGCTGGACGCCTTGTGCCGGCAGGGCGACACCGACTGGTGGTTCTCGTTCGACGGCACCGAGCACCGCGACGCGGCCGTGGCGATCTGCCGGGCATGCCCTTGCCGGGTCGACTGTCTCGAATGGGCTCTCGAACACAACGAGCAGTACGGCATCTGGGGTGGCCTCACCGAACGGCAGCGCCGCACGATCCTCAGCCGCAAACACCGAGGGCAGCCGTGATGGTCGACGACGACCCGTTCTCCGACCCGGCCGTCATCGAGGCCCTGAAACGCATCGGGTCCAAGACTGCGACGGCGGCCCTGTGCCCCGGGTGTGTCCGCCGTGACCTGCCCGACGGGGCGGACTGGTGCGAGGTCTGCGCCAAGGAACGCCGGCTCACGTCGAAGCGGGACTGGTGGGCCCGGCAGGGCGACTACCGGTGGCTGCTGTCCCAAGGCCACCGCCCCCGTGAGGCCGCAGCCCGATGGCTCGCCCACCGGCTCCGCAAAGGTCCGGTCCCTGCCGCCGACGTGAGACAGGACGCGTCCCGGCAGGGCATCGCACCCAAGACGTTGCGCCGCGCTCGCGAGCAACTGCAGGCCGAAAGCCGCCTGGTCGTGGACCGTGGCGGCCGGCTCGGCCGGGGACGGTCACAGTGGCGGTCGACGGCCACCGCCGAACGGGAGGGTTCTTCGTGACCACCTGGGCACAAAGACGCGGCCGTCTAGCAGTCACCCACCATCGTGGCATGGCCCTACGACACTGCCCCTCCTGCAGCGCCCTCCGCAACGGCGACCGCTGTACCGCCTGCGGATGGACCCACTCACGCCTGGCCGCCAACCGCAAGCCACGCACCCGCGCCGACCTCGGCACCAACGAATGGAAACGCCGGTCACGCAACGCCCGCGAACACCACGTCGCCACCCACGGCCTGTGGTGCCCCGGCTGGCCACCCGTACACCACCCGGCCCACAACGTCGACGACATCGGCATGCTTGCCCTGCACGAGCTCGACGGGCCCGGCTCACACCCCGACCGGTGCGTCGTCCTGTGCCAACACATCAACTCCTCCATCGGAGCGCCCACATGAACACCTCAGCCCCGAGCGACCGCTTGCAGCCAGGCATGCGCGTCACGCTGTACACGAGCGATGCCACCTACCTGGGTGTGATCCTGAACCGCAGCGAAGTCGGCATCACCATCGAAGGCTGGCGCCGCCACGCCCCACCGTCAGACCCCAAGTTCGGCGCCTGGCCAATCCGATGGGACGACATCACAGGCCACGTCGTCGTTGAGGAACAGGTCACCGAGCCCGGAGAGTCGTTCTCATGAGCAGGCTCATCCGGCTCGCACGCCGGATCATCCGCCCACGTGACAGACCATGGGCACGTCCTGTCATCGTCGTCTACGAGACAAGCCCCGCTGCTGGTAGCCGCCCGACCACGATCCTCGAAGAGGAGCTGCTCGACACACCCCCCCGCCCCGTCGTTGGAGGTGCGCCCCAGTGAGCCCCTCCACGTCCACGATCGGCGCCGCCCCGGTAGGTCGATGCCGCGGGGCGTGTCCGTGCGTCTACGGGCATCCTGACGCGTCCAGCCAGGAGGGGAGGGGGGTCCAAAAGTTCAGAAGGGCGGCACCCCCGACCCTGCATCCCTCGCAACTGTGTCCGTTCCCGGTATTCGCGCGCCGTTTGCCCCGTGCGGGTTTTTTCGCGCAGGGTCGGGCGCGGTCCGCTCGGGGTGAGGGCCCGGTCGCCGGCGGTGCGGTGGGGGTGGTGGTCGACCGATGACCCGTCGTCCGGACGTCGTTGCCTGTCGTGACTGCGGGCGGAGCTTGCGCGTGTCGGCGACGGGTCCCCTTCCGGTTCGGTGCCACAACTGTCGCCAGAGGAAGTCCCGACGGAAGCGGCGGGCGGAGACGGTCGGGCCATGCCGCGTCTGCGCGGATCCGATCCCGGTGGGTCGATCGAAGTACTGCAGCGCCGGATGCAGCCGGTGGGCCAACCAGCTGCTGCGGGACAACCCAAGCCGGTGGTCGGCGGTGTTCTGGCTGCCGTGCGATGAGTGCGGATCGTGGTTCGCGTCACCCTCGGCGTTGCGTCGCCTCTGCTCCGCCGCGTCATGCCGCAGGGCACGTGCGCGTGTTCATGAGCGCCGCCGGCAGCGCGCCCCCAGACCAGCCACCTACACGACGTACACGCTGGACGAGGTCGGGGACCGTGACGGCTGGCGGTGCTATCTGTGTGGCCATTCTGTCGATCGGACCCGTCGTGGCCGGCACCGCCTGACCCCGACCGCTGATCACCTGATCCCGCTGTCCGAGGGGGGCGAGGACACGTTCGAGAACGTCGCGTTGGCCCACTACGGGTGCAACTCGGGGCGAGGCAAGCGACCGGTCGAGCATCCCCGGTTGAGTCTGGTGTCGTGACATGGGCCGCTATCCGAAACCCAAGGATCAGGCTTCCGGCCATCGGACCAAGTCAGAGTTGGATGGACGGTCGACGTCGGTGACGTTGCCGGCCGCCGCCGGCGGGCTGGCGATGCCGGAGGAGCTGACCCGGCCGACGGGGCGCTGGTTGAAGAAGATCAAGGACGACTGGGCGATCATCTGGAACGTGGCCGAGTCGTCGATGCTGCGGCCGCATCATGTGACCGCACTGCGCCGGCTGTACGACATGTACGACGAGCTCGAGCGGATGGAGCGGCTGGTCCGCAAGAAGAAGAAGATCGTGTCGCCGGTCGATGTCGACGACGACGGCCATGCGATCTACGGCCGGATCGACATCCCTGGCCACCTGGAGATGGGGTCGCAGGGCCAGCTGGTCGAGTCGGTCGAGTCGAAGAAGGTGGACCGGCTGCGGCGTGAGGTCCGCCAGATGGAGGACCGGTTCGCCGGCACGCCGATGGCGCAGTTCCGGCTGGGGTGGCAGCAGGCCGCGATGCTGAACGAGCAGGCACGGGCGGCGGAGGCGACCGCGATCGCACGCGCGGCCGCGGAGATCCGTGCAGGTCACGAGCAGCGGGAGGTCGAGGTCCTCGGCACCGAGCGTGACGAGTAGTGGCTGCCACGGCGACTCTGGTTGATCTGCCGGCACCGTCGACTGGCGACTTCCATCCGATCTACTCGGGCCGGTGGACCCCGGAGCCGCTGCGCGACGACGGGTCCCGGTTTGCGACGATGGGATTCGCCGCGGCGGCGTGGATCAACGCGAACACGAAGATCCGGCTGGACCCGTGGCAGATCGAACTGCTGCGCCGGGCGTTCCTGTACTACCCGGTGGTCGTCGACGGGGACCTGGTCGGGTTCGACTGGATGGTCCGCGACATCCTCGTGGTCGGCCCGGAGGGGCTCGGCAAGTCGGCATTCTTCGCCGGGATCGGACTGTGGCTGCTCGAAGGGCCGTGCCTACCTCCTGACGACCGGCCGGGCCCGCATCCGATGCCCGACATCCCGGTCGTGTCGGCGGCACTGTCGTTGACCCGCAACGTGCACCGGTTCGCCCGGTCGCACGTGAAGGACGGCCCCCTCGACGGGCGGGTCCAGGTGGAGAACACCAAGATCTTCCGGTCCGACGACGAGGCCCACCGGCTGTGGTTCCCGGCCGGGTCCGGCGCCTACCAGCAGGGCGGCGGCCCGACCACGATCCTCGAAGAGGAACTGCACGTCGCCAACGCCGCCGGCGTGAAAGTCGACGGCGTGGAGACCATCGAGGTGATCAGCTCCAAACGGTCGAAGAAGGCCTACCCGGGGGCGTTGAAAGTCCAGCGGTTCACGATCACCAACCCCGACGACGGCGACGAACACTCGCTGCTCGGCCGGCGGTGGCAGCATGCCGAACGGGTCCTGCGCGGCATCGTCGAGGACCCCGAACTGCTGGCGATCCACTTCCATGCGGCGCTGCCGTGGGATCTGGACGACCCGGCCGATCTGCGGCGCGGGCTGCTTCAGGCCATGCCGTCGTCGTTCGCCGACATCGAGGCGATCGCCGCGAAGTACGAGAAGGACCGCCAGTCGCCCGGCTGGTTCATGCGCTACTCGGGTGGGCTGTTCCACGCCGCCGACGACCAGGTGTTCGACGAGGGCGTGCTCGAGGCGCGTGCCGCCCATCCGCGCAAGCGCCGGCCACCCAAGAAGGGAACCGACCGGATCGCGCTGGCGTTCGACGGGGCCCGCAACCGCGACTCGGTGTGCCTGTACGGGTTCACCGAGAAAGGGTTCGGGTGGACCCACAACAAGTGGGAACGCCCGGCAGGTGCCAAAGGGGAGGGGTGGCGGTACCCGAAGTTCCAGATCGCCCTTGCGGTCGAGGAGGCGATGGACGTCACCTACCCGACGGCCTATCTGGCGGTCGACCCGACGTGGTTCGAGGACTTCGTGCTGGACGGGTGGCACGACGAGAACGGCGACTTCCACGAACCGTGGGCGGAACGGTGGGCGGAACGGATCGTGCTGGACGTGCAGAAGGAAGGCTCGGAGGCGTGGACGGTGTACCGGCAGGACGTCATGGACGGGGCGATCACCCACGACGGCGACACTGACCTGTACCGGCACATGCGCAACGCCCGGGAGAAGCTGAACCGGTACGGCCGCCGGCCGGTGCTGACCAAGAAGTCGTTCGACGGCAAGCACCCGATCGACATCCTGGTCACGGCCACGTATGCGAACCGGCTCCGCAAGAACCTGCCGGAACCGCCGCAGGACCCCGTTATCCGCTGATGCCGCCGTGGGATTTTGCGACGCTCACCCGAGCCTCTGGCTGTAGCCACTTGTCCACGTCGGCCTTCCGGTAGCGCACGGAGTGGCCAGCCATGACGGCCGGAGGCCCCTCGCCGTTGCTGCGCCAGCGGTAGACGGTCCACCGCGAGATCCGCAGGTAGTCGGCGAGCTCGTCGACCGTCAAGAGGCGGTCATCGGCTATTGGCATGGTCTGCTCCTGTAGGTGGTGAGAGCGGACCCGTTTGGGGTCCAGGGGTCATGGTGAAGCGATAGTGGTCAGATGTAAACAGCGCGGACCCGTGTGTTTGAAACACGCATAGAGATAGGTCGCAAACTGCCGAACGAGCGGAGATTTCACGCCGGCATGTGCACACGTGCACACGTGCTCGGGGGGATACGCGCGAGGGTCTAGGCGACCGGCACGCTTGCTCTGTCCCCGACGGAGCATCGCCACGTGTCGACTGAGCCGCCACGCCGGCGGACCGTGAAAGTTGCCCGGTCGGCCCGCCGGCCGGTCAGTCCGATCGTGTCCGAACTGCTCGTGCTCGCAGGGTTCGCCGGGATCCTGTGGGTGCTGGCCACGTTCGACTGGCGGATCTCGGTCGCCCTGGCGTCGTTCGCGGCGATCCGTGTCGGGGCGTCCACGTGAGCCGCCTCTACGAGGCGCTGATGGGCCGGTCCCTGGAATCGCCGTCGACACGGCTGACCGGCGCCAACATCCTCAAGCTCCTCGGCGGGTCGATGGCCTCCGACGCAGGCATCTACGTGTCGCCGGACACGGCGATGCGGTTCTCCGCGGTGTACCGGTCGGTATCGCTGCTGGCCGGCACGATCGCGTCGTTTCCGCTGCACACCTACGTGCGGCCCACCACCGGCGGCCGCGAAAAGTACGACTCGGTGCTGCTGCGGGATCCGCACCCGGACATGACCCCGTACGAGTTCTGGGAGTTCGCGGTCACGTCGATCTTGCTGCAGGGCGACGCGACGACGTGGAAGGCCCGGGACAGTCAGGGCCGGATCGCGCAGCTGTGGCCGCTGCACCCCAAGGACGTACGGATCTTCCGGGACAAGCCGACGTCGGACAACCCGTCAGGGAAGCTGTTCGAGGTCACCGACCCGCCGTCAGGGTCGCAACGCACGTTCACCCGCAACGAGATTCTGCACATCCCGGCGATCTCGATGGACGGCGTGAAGGGCCTGTCGCCGATCGCTGCGTCCCGGCAGGCGATCGGGCTCGGGCTGGCAGCCGAGCGGTTCGGGGCCCGAATGTTTTCCCGCGGGGCGCTGCTGCAGGGGGTCCTGCGGACCGACAAGGAACTGAAGGACGCCGCGGTCGACCGGCTCAAGCAGCAGTGGCGCGACAAGACCACCGGCCCGGACGCCCACTGGGACATCCCGGTCCTCGACCAGGGCACCACGTACGTGCCGATCGGGCTGCCGCCGGAGGACGCGCAGTACATCGAGGTCCGCAAGTTCCAGATCGACGACGTGGCCCGCGTGTTCGGTATCCCGCCGCATCTGCTCGGCAGCGTCGAGAAGTCCACGTCGTGGGGCACAGGGATCGAACAGCAGAACATCGGGCTGGTGGTCTACACGCTGCGGCAGATCACGACCCGGATCGAACAGCGGGTCACCAAGGAGCTGCTCCCGGCCGGCCGGTACGCCCGGTTCTCGATGGATGCGCTGCTGCGCGGGGACGCGCGGGCCCGCGCCGAGTTCTACGCGAAGTTGCGTCAGTACGCGAACGTCGGCGGCGACGAGATCCGTGAGTGGGAGGACCTGCCGCCACGCGACGGCGCCGACGAGATGTGGCGTCCCAAGAACATGGAAGTGGTCGGTGCCGAGCCGCCCGCCGACGACCTCGAGGAGGCCGACGATGAGTAACCGTGACCGCCGTCACCAGCGCCTGCTACGCGCCGGAGTGCCCGACCTCGAGGGACGCGAGTTCCGCGGGGTCGCCCGATCCAAGCCGCGGGTCGACACGGCCGGCCGGATCATGGTCGAAGCCCAGGTGCAGCTGCGCGCCGACGAGGACGACGAGGGCCCCATCATCGAGGGCACCGGGACCGTCTACGACACGTGGGCCACGATCGGCCGGTACTGGCCGTTCCGGGAAAAGTTCGCGCCGGGCGCCTTCTCGAAGACCCTGACCGACGGTGCCGACGTCCGGTCGATGAAGAACCACGACATCAACCATCTGCTGGCCCGCACGAAGGCCGAAACGCTCGAGCTGTGGGAGGACGACGAGGCGCTCCGCTACCGGATCCACGTCAACCCTGACGACCCGTCGGCGATGTCCACCCACGCCCAGGTCAAGCGCGGCGACATCGACGGGTCTTCCATCTGGTTCGAGGTCGTCGCCGAGCAGTGGACGTTCGCCAACGAGGACAACGGCCTCGAGATGGACGAGGTCATCGTCACCGAAGGCAAGCTGCACGAGACCGGCCCGGTCGTGTTTCCCGCCTACGAGACCACCGAGTCCCACGCCCGCGCGCTGGACACGATCCTGCGCGCCGGCGAACACCTCGAGGAGCAGCGCCAGCACGTCCAGGTCGCCATCGACGACCCGTCGACCCTGCTGCGGCAGCTGCAACACGCCGGCGTCGACGTGGCCGCGCTGGCCCGTCTAGCCGCCCCTGACGATGACAGTGCAAGTCAGCGGGCCGCCGAGGAGGCACCTGCAGCCGACGCGCCGCCGAGGAGGCACGAGTCGGAACGCCGAGACCACCTGGCCGCCATGCGGCGGCTGACCGACAACCTGATCAAGGAGTAGGCACATGCCTCCCACCCCGACCGTAACGGCCGAGGATCCCGACGTCCGCCGTGACGCACGGGCCCGGCTCGACCATCACCTCGAGGAACGTCAGCGTGCCGTTGAGGCCGCCAACGCGATCCTCGAAGGCGCCAACGCCCGCGCGGAAGGCGAGCAGGAGTTCACCAGCGAGGAGCTGCAGTCGCACTCTCGTGCGACGGCCGACATCCTCCGGCACAACGAGCAGGTCCAGGTGCTGCGTGCCCACCTCGGGCTCGTGGAACCGCTGGCCTCCCAGATCCGCTACGAGGACATCCCCGTCGGCGGGTCCCCGCTCGACGTGCCGTCCGACCAGCGTGGCACCCCCACCGCCGGTGCGGACCTGACCGAGCTCGAACGGCGTGCCGCCACCGCCGAGTACCGGCAGGCGTTCGTGGCCTACCTGCGGCGCGGCATGGCCGGCCTCAACCAGGACCAGCGGGACCTGCTCGAAGGGGTCCAGCGTGCCCAGTCGTCCCAGGACGACCAGACCGGCGGGTATCTCGTCCCGACCCAGCTGGCCAACCGGGTCATCGAGACCGCGCAGACCTGGAACGGTGTCGAACGTGCCGGCGCGACCGTCGTCACGACCGAGAACGGTGTCGAGATCCAGTTCCCGACGGCCTCGGCGGTCGACGAGGGCGAGATCATCGGCGAGAACGACGAGGTCACCGAGGACGACGAAGAGTTCGGGCTGGTCGCGATCCGGGCCTACATCTTCTCCTCGAAGATGATCCGGGTCCCCCGGTCGCTGCTGCAGGACGCCGGCATCGACCTGGACGGCTACCTGTCCGGACGGCTCGGCCGCCGCATCGGCCGCCGTCAGGGCCGCGCGTTCACGACCGGTTCCGGGTCCTCGCAGCCCGAAGGGATCACCGTCGGCGCGACCGTCGGAGAGACCGCCGCGTCCGCCACGGCCGTCACCTACGGCGAACTGGTCGACCTGAAGTACTCGGTCGACGAGGCGTACCGGATGAACGGCCGGTGGATGTTCCACGACACCACGCTGGCCGCGATCCTCAAGCTGGTCGACGGCGACTCCCGTCCGCTGATCAACTGGGACCCGCGCGTCGGCGAACCGGACACGATCCTCGGTGACCCGTTCACCACCAACAACCACATGCCGACGATGGCGACCGGCAACAAGTCGGTCACCTACGGCGACCACTCCGGCTACATGATCCGGCGCGTCCGCGGCGTCGAGATCCTGCGGCTCGAGGAGCGGTACGCGGAACGTCACCAGATCGCCCTGCTCGGGTTCCAGCGTGCCGACGGTGCACTGCTGGACACCGGCGCCGTCAAGACGCTGCAGCAGGCCTGACCCCCGCGGCCCCGGGCAGGAACTACGCCCGTCCGGGGCCACGGCCCACAACCAGCGACAACGAGCAGGAGCACACCACATGTTGAAGGAGAACCGCACCTCCGTCGCGTCGACGATCCGGCCGCAGGCAGCCACGGCGACCGTCACCGGCGAGACCGTCGACCTGGCCGGCTACGACGCTGCCACGGTCGTCCTCGACGTCGGCGCCTGGACCGACGGCACCCACACGTTCTCGGTCGAAGAGGCCGAAGACGACGGGGCAGGGTCCCCGGACACGTGGGCAGCCGTCGCCGACGCAGACCTCGACGGCACCGAACCGGTCGTGGACGGCGCCGCCGACGACGACACCATCGTGGCGATCGGCTACTGGGGGACCGCACGGTTCCTCCGGGTCGTGAACACGGTCACCGCGGCGCCGGCGACCGGCCTCGTGTTCGCCGCGACCGTGATCCGCGGTGCCCCGCGCCGTCTGTCCTGATGGGCGCAGGACACACGGTCGTTCGGGTCCGGCAGTCAATCGCCGGACCCGAACATGCCCATCCGGTCGGCCAACTTGTCGACATGCCCGTCGACGTCGCCGGCCGCTACCACGACGACGGCGTCGTCGACTACGTGGACGACTACGAGGAGGAGGACGTCGTGCCGTTCGGACCCGACCGCCGCAACGTCGCACCCGCAGGCCGCCGGCCGGACGCCGAACCGGCAGGCCGACAGGCAACTGCGGAACCGGCACGGACGGACACGTCGTCGTCGCCCGCCGGCGACAACCGCAGCAGCGCCGACGACGACAGTGAGGACGCCGGGGGCGATGATGACGGCGACGTACCGGACAACGTCGACGACGTGAAGGCTTGGGTGGGCGACGACCCGGCCCGCGCGGCCGCGGCCCTGCAGGTCGAACGTGCCCGGATCCGCGGGCCCCGCAAGACCTTGGAGCCGTGGCTCGCCGAACTGGCAGGATGACCTGTGCAGCGGGCGCTCGCGGGCGCAGACACGACAGTACGTCTGCAGCTGCTCGACGGTAACGGCGAGCCGGCCGTCCCGAGCGCCCCCCCGGACGTCACGGTCGTCGACGCCGCCGGCACCGAAGTCGCCGGCTCCCCGTTCGCCACGTCGATCGTCGAGAACGACGTCGTCGAGTTCACCCTGCCCGCCGCAGTCACCGGCACCCTCGGCACCTACACGGCATCCGCGTCCGCAGCCACCGCCGGCGGGGCGACCATCATCGGGTCTCTCGTCGTGGAGACCGTCGGCGGGTTCCTGTTCGGGGTCAAGCAGCTCCGCGACCGGGACCCCACCATGTTCGACGACTCCGGCGTGTACACCGACCAGTTCCTGCGCACCGCCCGTACCGCCATCGAGGAACGCCTCGAGCGGGCCGCACGTCGGGCGTTCGTGCCCCGGGCCCGCCGGATCAGTGCGGTGGTCGACCGTCGCGGCGGGCTGGCCTTGCCCGACATCGACATCCGTGCGGTCACCGCAGTCGTGGTCGACGGGGCTGCGGTCGACGTCGCCGACGTGGAGTTGACCGGCAGCACGTTCGGGACGCTGCGGCCCGCCGATTCGCGATGGATCGAAGGCGACCCGATCACGGTCGCGTACGAGTTCGGGCTCGACACGCCACCGCATCCGGTCGTCGACGCTGCCATCACGTTCGCGCGCGAGGCGATCGTGAAGTCGGCGCTGCCCGCCAGGGCCACCTCGATCGCAACCGAACAGGGAACGTTCCGGATCACCGTGGCCGGCCGCGACGGATGGACCGGCATCCCCGAAGTGGACGTGGTGCTGCGCGACTTCGGCCGCAACGAACCGGCCGTGGGATGACCGCCACGACCGCATGGGCAGCCATCGACGGGCTCGAAGCGGCACTGAAGGCCTCCGACGGGCTGACCGCGAAACGGACCCGGATCTCGCAGGGGTTCCCGACCGGAGGGCCACTGTCGGACCGCCCCGAAGTGTGGATCCCGGCCGAGATCGACGACCTGAACCAGGTCGCGGACCTGTCCGGCACCGCCGGCGTCGGCAAGTTCGAGGAGACCTACCGGCTGCGGATCTACATCGTCCGGATCGTGCCCGCGTCGGGGACCTTCAAGGACCATCGGGCCAAGCTCGAGGAGATCGTCGACCCGGCCGTCGACGCCGTCCGTGCCGACCAGCAGCTCGGCGGTGCCGTGCACCTGGCAACCCCCGCCGGGATCGCCCTGTCCGAGTCGTTCGCGTCCGAGACGACCCGGTCCCTCGACGCGGTCATCTGGGTCGACGTCGAAGCGTTCGTGTGCTGAAAGGACCGTCATGCCTTCTGTCCCGCTGATCGGACCGGCCACCGTCGTGTGGCACGAACCGGGCCGTGGCCGCATCCGGGTCCGGTTCGACCCTGGACGGATCGTCCCGTCCGGGCCCGACGAGGAGACCGCCGCCAACCGCATCGCTGTGCTTGCAGCAGCAAGCACACGGGGGGTGCCGGACACCGTCGACGACGTGAAGGCCTGGGTGGACGAGGACCCGGCCCGCGCCGGCAGGGCGCTGCAGGCAGAACGTGCCCGCCCCGGCGGGCCCCGCAAGACCCTGGAGCCGTGGCTGGAGGGTCTAGCCGCGCCCGACGATGACACCGGTGGCGATGACGCCGCCGACGACCACGAGGAGTCCTGACGTGATCCAGACTGCGATCTCCGACGTCGGCGTCGCCCTGCAGTCCGCCAAAGGCAGCGCCGCAGCCAACCCGACCTACCAGCACGGCGTGAAGGGCGGCCAGGTCGCCCAGGTCGAGATCTCCCAGGACGCCGAGGACCTCACGTCCGGCGTCCGGGTCGCCGGACATGCCAACCGGGTCGCCGCCATCGCCGGCGCCGACTGGACCTCCCGTGTGTGGAAGGACCAGATCGGCCTGCTGCTGTACCTGGCGCTCGGTGGCTACTCGGTCACCGGCGTCGGCCCGTACACCCACACGATCACCCTGGCCGGGTCGCTGCCGTACGCGACCGTGTGGGGCACCCTGAACGGCAACCACCTTCGGCTCGACGACGCCAAGCTCGACGAACTGCAGATCTCCTGGGACCGCAACAACCCCCTCGAGGTCGCCTGCACGTGGCTCGGTATCGACCTGACCCCCGGCGTGTCCGACCCCACACCGGATTCGGACGTGACCTGCGACACCTACCTGACCCCGGTCGGTGGGACGTTCCGGATCGACGTCGACGGGGCGACGCCCGCCGCTGCGAAGGTCACCGCCGGCGAGATCACCATCGCCAACAACGTGGTCACCGACCCGATCTCGGGGGCGATCACGCCCGACGACATCGACGAGGCCCGCATCGACCTGGGCGTGTCGCTCACGATCAAGCCCGACACCCTCGACGTCTGGCGCGAATCGGTGTTCGGGGCCGCCGCCGGCACCGACATCGAAGAGACCGTCGTGTACGGGTCGTTCGACGTCGCGTTCACCGACGGGACCAACACGCTCACCATCGCCGGGGAACGGGTCCCGTTCCTGTGTTCGATCCCCGACGCGAACCCGTCCGGCGGGCCCGCCACGATCACCCTGGAAGGGATGCTGCTCGGCTGCGGCGCCACCGACGAACCCATCGAGGTGACGCTGGTCAACAGCGTCGCCGACTACACCGCCTGAAAGGCACGTCCGCATGGCCACGCCCAAGACCGCTCTGCCCGTCGACGTCTATCTCGACGGCGACGTCCACCATCAGATCATCGTCGGCGCCCGCGAACGCATCGAGACGTCCCGGCACTTCAACAAGCCGATCGCGGAACTGCTCGGCGACGGCAACGAGGAGGCCCTGGCGTACCTGGCCTGGCTGGCATGCCGCAGGAACACCGGCATGGACGTCCCGGACAAGTTCGACGAGTTCGTCAAGGTGCTGATCGCGGTGGAACCCGACCTGCCCGACGACGAGGACGGCAACGACGCCGACGACGAGGAGGACGGCGACCGTGGGGGGCGAGACTGACCCGGACGTGGACCTGGTGGCCCGCATGTCGCTGGCCACCCAGACGCCCGTACCGGATCTGCTCGACACCCCACCGGACGTGTTCGACCGGCTCGTCGAACTTGTCATCGAATGGCAGAAACAGGATCAGCAGCAACGGGCCCGTGAACAGCTGAAGGCCCGCCTCGGAGGACGTCGTGGCCGGTGACCGGTTCCTGCAGGTCAAGCGCGGGTTCGGCGTCGACGTCTCGATCATCGGCCTGGCCGAGCTCGAGAAGGGCCTGCGGTCCTTCGACCCGACCCTGGCCCGCATCATGAACCGCGAGTTCCGCGACGCCCTGACACCCGTGGTCAAGGAGGCGCAACGCAACGTCCCCGCCGTGGCGCTGTCGGGGTGGGACGCCACGGGCGACGGCGAATGGTCCACCCGGCTCGGCTGGGACTCCGGCCAGGTCGCCAAGGGCATCAAGGTCCGCAAGGGTGCCGGCCGCACCCGGCGGCGCACCCGCGGCGGCGTGCAGGTCGCCTGGCGGATCGTCAACGAGAACCCGGCCGGGGCCGTGTTCGAACTGGCGGGCCGTCGCAACGGCGGCTCCGCGATGGGCCAGGCGTTGACCGGCCGGCACGGGCAGGCGTCACGGCTGATCTGGGACGCCTGGGAGAAACGCGGCTCCCAGGTCGAACCGAAGATCCGCATGGCCGTCGCCAACGCCGAACGGGCCCTGCAGGCCGCCGTCGACGGGATGGTGTGACCCATGGCAGTGGTCATAAATGTCGTCGGCAAGACGAACCTTGCGGATCTCGCCAAGGCGTCGGCGGAGATGGACAAGCTCCGCCGCGACGCCGAGAAGATGGCCCAAGGGGTCGGCGGGTCGATCCAGAAGTTCGGGCAGAAGGTGTCCGACGTCGGGCAGGGCATGGCCAACGTCGGCGACAAGATGTCCAAGACGGTCACCTTGCCGGTCATCGCCGCCGGCGGCGCGTTCCTGAAGATGTCCACCGACCTGAACAAGGGCATGGCCAACGTGCAGGCCCTCGGCGTCGCCGAGGAACGGGTCCGCGAGCTCAAGACTGGGGTGCAGGACCTCGCCGTCGTCGTCGGTAAGTCCACCGACGACCTGTCCGAGGGCCTGTACAACGTCGTGTCCGCGTTCGGTGACTCGTCCGACTCGATGAAGATCCTGGAAACCAACGCCCGGGCGGCCACCGCCGGGCTCGCGTCGACGACCGACGCGATCAACCTGACGTCCGCGGTCACCAAGGGCTACGGCGACGTGTCCGCCGCGGCCGTCACCAAGGCGTCCGACCTTGCGTTGAAGACCGTCGAGCTCGGCCAGACCACGTTCCCGGAGTTGGCCGCGTCGATCGGGAAGGTCACCCCGCTGGCGTCGGCGCTGAACGTGTCCCAGGAGGAACTGTTCGGGACGATGGCGACGTTCACCGGCGTGACCGGCGGCGCCGCCGAGGTGTCCACGCAGCTGCGGGGCGTCATGCAGGGGCTCATGCAGCCCACCGCCGACATGTCGGCGCTGATGGAGAGCCTCGGGGTCGAGTCGGGCGCCGCGATGGTCGAGCAGTTCGGGCTGCAGGAGTCCCTGAACCTGATCGTCAAGGCCGCCGAGGATGCCGGTCAGCCGCTCGGCAAGTACCTGTCGTCGATCGAGGGGCAGACGATCGCGCTCGCCGCGACCGGCGGGCAGGCCGACGCGTACACGGACAAGATCAAGGCGATGTCCGGTGCGGCCGGTACGACCGATGCGGCGTTCAAGGCGCAGACCGAAGGGATCAACGCGGCCGGGTTCCAGATGGAGCAGGCCAAACAGCAGGCGATCGTGCTCGGGCAGCGGCTCGGGGACACGCTCGCGCCGATGCTGATCGACGTGTTCGACGCGGCCAAGCCGCTGGTCGCCAAGGTCGAGGAGGCCGTCGCCTGGTTCACGTCCCTGGACGAAACGCAGCAGCGCAACATCGTCAAGTGGGTGGCGATGGTCGCGGCGATGGGGCCGGTCCTGTCCATCACCGGACGGATCCTCAAACCGATCGGGTCGATGATCCGCGGCGTCGGCAAGGTCACGTCGGTCACCATCAAAGCCGCCCGTGCGATGCCTGCACTGACGCGTGCGGTCCGGGTGTACGGGTGGACGGCCGGCAAGGCGATCGGCGGGGCGGCACGGGCGGCCGCGTCCGGGACCGCCACGGCCGTCAGGGCGCTCGCGTCGTGGGTCGCTGCCGGGGCCCGGTGGGTCGCCTCGCAGGTCGCCCAGGCGGCCAAGGCAACCGCGTCGATGGTCAGGACCGCCGCCCAGTTCGTCGCCCAGTACGTGCGGATGGCGGCCGCGTCGCTCGCTCAGGCCGCCCGGATGGCCGCGTCGTGGATCATCGCCATGGGCCCGGTCGCATGGGTCATCGCCGGCGTGGTCGCCCTGGTGGCGCTGATCATCGCGAACTGGGACAAGGTCGTGCGTGCCACCCGGGCCGCCTGGGAATGGGTCGGCGACAAGGTCAAGGCCGTGTGGCAGTGGATCAAGGACACGACCCGCGCCGCGGTCGACGGCGTCGTCGCGTTCTTCGGCAACCTCAAGGACCGTGCCGTCGCGCTTGTCACCGGACTCGTCCGGTGGCTGATCGACCATCATCCGATGGTGATGCTGTGGCGGCTCGCCCAGGAATGGGTCCCCAAGGTCGTCAGCTGGTTCGTGGACCTGAAGGACCGGGCCCTGTCGGTCGTGGCGAACTTGCGTGACCGGGTCGTGGGGTTCTTCACCGGCATCAAGGACCGGGCCGTGAAGATCGTCACCACGATGAAGGAAAACCTGGTCGGCAACTTCAACCGGATCGTCGAGTTCGTGACCGGCCTGCCCGCCAAGATCCGTACCGCCGCGTCCGGCATGTGGGACGGCCTCAAGGACGCGTTCCGCGGGGCAATCAACTGGATCATCGACAAGTGGAACCGGCTCGAGTTCCGGATCCCCGGGTTCGACCCGCCAGGCCCGGGCCCGAAGTTCTCCGGGTTCACCCTCGGCCTGCCCGACATCCCGCGTCTGCAGATGGGCGCGATCGTCCCGGCGACACCCGGCGGCCGACACGTCGTCACGTCCGAGGCAGGCGCCGACGAAGCCGTGATTCCATTGCCGCACGGCTGGCGCAACGGCCGGTCCGGGCCGCTGGCAGGCGGAATCAGTGTCGCGAAGGGCGCCGTGTCGGTCACGGTCGTGCTCCAGGGCGACCCGGGCGACCACTCGGCGCTGGCCAGGACGGTCCGCAAGGCCGTCAACGACGCCCTGGCCGACGTGGTCGACGGCGTCGCCTACGGCGCAGGAGCAGCCTGATGGCCACCCAGACGCTACGTCCCGACGCGACCCCGCACGACAGTGCGAAGTTCGCCCGCACCGGCGGAACCACCAAACACGGGGTGGTCTCCGACGACTCGGACGCGACCTACCTCACGGCCGACTGCGACATCAACGACTCCGACATCGTGTTCAGCCTCGGCACCTACACGCTCGCGGCCGGCGAACGGGTCGCCCGCGTGCGCGCCAGGGTCCGCGGCCGCGTCGGCGCCACCGCCGGCCGCATCCGGTTCTACCTCGACATGTTCGGGGCGTCGCCCCCCGCCGGCGACCGTGCCGTGTACACCACGTTCGACTCCGGCAACCTCACCGCGTCGTTCGCGGAGGTCGCCGGCGCCTGGTTCGACGCGTCGGCCGTCGGGCTCGGGGCGACCAACCAGCAGGTCGGCATCGACGCGCACGGGGCGATGCTGTCGACCCGCAACATCTCCGGGTCCGCGGTCGTCGACATCGCCGAGGTGTACTTCGACCTCGACGTCTGGCAGGCACCCGGGACCCCGTCACCCACGCCGTCCGGGACGGTCAACGACACCGACATCCCCACGGTCGAGTGGACCGCCACCAAGAACGACGGCGACCCCGGCACGTACACGTGGGTCGCCTACATCTATCACGAGGACGACTACACGCTGCCCGGATGGGAGGTCGGCGACACCCTGCCGGCCTGGTACGGATTCGGCGTCGGCGTCGGCGAGACGGCTGCACTCAACGGGTCGGTGCCGTACTCGTCCGGCTACAGCCCGACGTCGTCGTCCGGGGCCGGGGCGACCGCCCCGCCGGTCCCGCTGATCAACGGCGAGACCTACCGGGTGTACGTCTTGGTCTCCAAGAACAACGTCGGCGGGACAACCCCGCTGTCGTCCGACTACGGGTTCGCGACGTTCACCCTGTCGCTCACCCTGCCGACCGCCCCGACCGTCGCGGTCGTCGTCGACCAGACCGACGGCCGGCAGACCATCACGGTCACGACCCCGGGCGCGTTGACCCACGACACCGCCGAAGGGATCGAAGTCCAACGGTCCGACGACGGCGGAACCAACTGGGCCACGATCCGCGACGGCACCCTCGACACGTTCGACGTGGCCACCGCCTACACGTTCCACGACTACGACGCCCCGCGGGACACCGAACTGCTCTACCGGGTCCGCACCGTGGAAGGCCTCACGTCGTCGGGCACGACAATCGGGTCGGACTGGGTCACCCCGTCCTCGGTCGCGCATCCGCTCGACGGCCGCTGGTGGCTGTACGACGTCGACTCCTGGACCCGTGTGGTCGCCGGCGCCCGGATCTCGGAGAACCCGGAGGAGGACATCGCCCAGGACGTCGGTGTGTTCCGCCCTCCCGGCCGCACGACCGCCGTCGTGGTGTCCGGCACCGTGCACGGCAACGACGGCTCCTACGCGATCCTGGCCACCGGCAGCGACGACTGCGACGACCTCGACACGATCGGCCGGTACGCCGGCACGGTCCTGGTCAAGTCCCCGTTCGGGTGGCAACGCTACGTCCGGTGGGTGGCCCGCAGCCGGGTCGTGCGCGGCACCCCGGCCGAACCGAAGCTGACCTGGACCGTCGGGTTCGTCGAAGTCGACGACGGGATCGGCTGATGTATCCGGTGTCCGCCGCATTCCTGACGGCCGTCCGGCAAGCCCACACGGCCACCACGCTCGTCCACGTCATCGACGGCGCCACCGGCAACCCGACCGTGGTGCAGCCCGTCGACCTCGAGGTCACCATCGACCGGACCCGGGACGTCCGCCGCACCGTGTCCGGCACGATCGCCGACCCGACCGGGGACCTCACCCCCGCGGACGCCGACGCGCTGCTGGCCCCGTTCGGCAACGAGCTGCGCATGTGGCGGGGCGTCATGTTCCCCGCCGGCACCGAGGAAACCGTCCCGCTCGGCGTGTTCCGGCTGACCGACTTCACCGTCAACGACGGCGCCGGCGGGGTCACCATCGACATCGAGGGCGCCGACCGGGCCCTGGTCGTGCAACGCAACCGGTGGGTCGACCCGTACGTGATCACGTCCGGCACCCCGGTGGAGGACGCCGTCGCCGACCTGCTCGCCGACCGGTACCCGGACGTGCAGACCAACTTCCCCACGACCGGGCAGACCACCCCCAAGGTCGTGCTGGACGCCGGCGCCGAATCCGACCCGTGGCGCGACGCCCGGGAACTGTTCCGCGCGGCCGGCTACGAGCTGTACTTCGACGCCGACGGGATCGCCGTCGCGACCGCACCCCCCACGTTGGACACCAACCCGACGATCACCTACGCCGACGGGGCCGACGCGGTCCTGCTCGACCTGTCCCGTCAGGTGTCCACCGCCGCGTCCGTGTACAACGGCGTGGTCGCCGCCGGCGAAGGCACCGAACTCGAAACGCCCGTCCGGGCCGAAGCGTGGGACGACGACCCGACCTCGCCGACCTACCGGTACGGCCCGTTCGGGCAGGTCCCGCTGTTCTACACGTCGCCGCTGATCACGACCGCCAGCCAGGCACAGACCGCCGCGGACTCCCGCCTCGCATCCATCCTCGGGGCGTCCGAACAGGTCGAATGGGGCCAGATCGTCAACCCGGCCCTCGACGCCGGCGACGTCCTCGAGATCACCCGCGCCAGCGCCGGCCTCGACGCCGTCCGGATCATCCTCGACACGGTGTCCATCCCGCTGCGTGCCGCCGAGGCGATGTCCGGCGCGGGACGGCGGAGGTTCCTGTGAGCGTCCGCCCGACCCGCGACCTTGCCGCCACCCTGCGGCGGGGCGGTGGCGTCCGGGTCCGGCAGGGCACCGTCGACGCGGTCAACGCGGACGGGACCATCGACGTGACCCTCGGCGGATCCACGGTCGTGGTCCCGTCGGTCGTGACGCTCGGCGGGATCACGGGAGCCGCCGGTGACGGAGTGTGGCTGCTGCAGTGGGATCGGGATCTGCTGGCCATCGGCGGCGCTGCCGGCGGCTGGACGGCCCCGACACTTGCGAACTCCTGGGTCGACTACGGCGGCGGCTACGAGACGGCCGGGTACCGCCGCGACCCGGGCGGGATCGTCCGCCTCAAGGGCGTGGTGAAGAACGGAACAGCTGCCGCGACGCTGTTCACGCTGCCTGTCGGGTACCGGCCGGACGAGGTAGCCATCTACATCGTCAAGGGCCGGACATCTGGGGGAACCTACGGCGACGCACGCGTCGACGTGGACCCATCCGGTGCCGTGTCGCTCAGCGCCAACGCCGGGATCTCGCCCGGCGGGGCGGCTGCCTGGGTGTCCCTGGCCGGCATCACCTTCCCGGCGGTCTAGCACTCACCGACCATCAACCTGCGACAGGAGATCCGGATGGCATCACCCGGCACCTACAACATGACCCACGTCCAGGGCGACGACTGGTCCACCGAACTGACGGTCGCCGACGCGGGCGGCGACCCGATCGACATGACCGGCTACACGTTTCTCGCGCAGGCGCGGACCGCCCCGGGGGCGGCCACCGTCGCGTTCACGTTCACGGTGGACACGACCGACGCCGCCACCGGAATCCTGGTCCTCACCGTCGCCGACACCGTCACCGACGACCTCGAGCCCGGCAGGTACTTCTGGGACCTGCAGTGGACCGACGGGGCCGGGGCGGTCCGCACGATCCTGGCCGGGATCGTCACCGTGCTGGCGGAGGTGTCACGCCCATGAGCGACGTCAACGTCACCGTCACCGAAGACGTCGTGCAGATCGCGGTGCCCGAAACGACCGCCGGTCACAAGGCTGCCGCCGGCGCCGCCGCGCACGCCGGGCTGGCGATCGTGTCGGCGGCCGCCCCGGCCGCCCCGGCCGCCGATCAGCTGTGGTACGACAAGACCGCCAAGGTGCTGAAACGGTGGACGGGCGCGGCGTGGGAGACCTCCGGTAGTGACACATACCTGGCGGGTGAAGAAAACTCGTCACGGGGATCGGGGGCGCTACTGCTGCGCGTTCTCGACATCGGGTGGGAGTCCGCTGTCCTGTCGCTGAACGGCGACTCGACCACCGACGGAACCGGCGAAGCCCTGTACCTGCTCGGGCAGGCGCTCGGCGACAGGTACGACCCACTGACGGTGGGCCACGCACTCTGGGATGACGGCACGCAGGCGTACGGCACCCCCACGATGGTCCAGCAGGGCGACGGTGCTGGACCGACGATCTTCCACGACGCGTTCGCCCGTGCCGACGGGGCAGCGGGTACCGCCGACTCTGGGCAGACGTGGTCGTCAGGAACGATCACGTCCGGGGCGCTGACCGCGACGGGCATCGTGGACGTATTCCAACCTGACGTGGACGTGCAGGCGACGATCAACCCGGCCACAGCCGGTGGGAACCGGATCACGGTGCGCCGCAAGGACTCGTCCAACCATGTGTTCGTGGACTTCTCTGCAACGTCCATGACGATCTTCAAACGGGTCGCAGGGTCCGCGACCAACCTGGGGTCCACAACCATTTCGATTGCCAACGGCACCCCCGAGACGGTGACGGTGAAGGCACGCGGCCCCTACATCGAAGCGACCTGCGACGGGCAGACCTTGTCGGTCACCCTGTCGATAGCCGACGTGATAGCAATGTCGGCGTCCGGGCTGATGTCGACCTCGTTGGAGTTCATCTGCGCGACCAACGGCACGTTTGACGACATCGTCGTCAAGTCGGCTCCGACCCTCACCATCTTCAACGGCTCGCATGGTGGCGCGAACGCCGCGTACCACTACGACGGGGTCCGGTTCCCGAAGATTGTGCCGCTCCGTCCGACACTTGCCATTGTGAGCCTGTCCCACAATGAAGGCGGCGCGTCCAACGGGACGTCGTGGTCGGGGCTGGCGACCCTGTGTGCCCTGGTGCAGTCGACGTACTCGGGTACGCCGATGCTGCTCACGATCCAGAACCCGAAGGCTGATCCGGCCGACGAGTGGCGCCAACTCGGCCACTACCGCCGAGCCAACCAGATCGCCAACTACGCCCGCCAGAACAACTACGGCGTCGCGGACGTGATGCGCGCCATGATCGACAACGACCCGACCCTTGCGGCCTACGTCAGCGGTGATGGAACCCATCCGACAACGGCCGGTGCTGAGTTGTGGCGCGACGAGTACCTGCGCGCACTCGGGATGCCAGCCTGACCCCTGCGCTATGGGTTCATAGCGCACGGGTGATCTAGCCGGCCTCGACACTTCTGGAAGACCCTCCCAGGAGACACCGGTTGGCTGCCAGCGCACGCCGGGTCGACGTGACCGACACGCCCACCCGCCTGTCCACCCCTCCCTCAGACAGCGTCGCCGGCGCCGCACTGGACGTCCACAACCCGGCCGGGTCCGGCGATACCGTCGACCTCGGCGGACCGGCCGTGGCCACCGGCGCCGGCTACGCGCTTGCCCCCGGCGAATCCAAAGCCATGACGTTCATGGGCGACGACGAACTGTGGGCGGTCGCACCGGCCGCCCAGACCGTCACCGTCCACGTCCTCGAACTGGGGATCTGACGTGCCGGCCGGGATCGGTCCGACCAGCACCCCCGGCACGGTGGCCCGCACCGTCCGGCAGGCATCCGGCAACATCGCCACGGTCACCACCGTCGAGCTCGAGGTCACCTGGCCGCTGCCGTTCGACAACCTGAACTACACGGTCGCGGTCGTGCTCGAGCACACCGCGTCGCCGCCTGACCTGGTCTGGGCCGTCCGGTCCCGCACGACCGACGGCGCAACGATCGCGGTCCGTAACACGTCCCTGGGAACCCGGTCCTGCACGGTGCACGCCCTCGCTACCGCAGACTGACCGGCGTGTTCTAGCGGCCTGTGACCATAACTGCATCGAGAAGGAGACCCGATGGGAATCGAACAGATCCTGGTCATCGTGATCCTCGTGGTCCTCGTCATCATCCTGCTCAAACGCGTGTGACGTGAGGCGTTCGTCCGAGCGACTCATCGACGCGGTCGTCCTGTTGATGCTGCTCGCGTTCGCCTGGCTGATGCGTGAAGACCAGCCGGGCCTTGCTGGGGTGATCGTCGGTGCGGCGATCCAGTTCTGGCTGTCCAAGAACGCGTCCGAGCCGCACTTGTCGATTGAACAGGCCGCCGCGAAGGCCGCCGCCGAAGTCCTCGAAGTTGCCCGCACAGCCGCAGACCCCTCCAAGGAGTGACCATGTTGAACTCGCAGTCGGACCCGTCGGGCCTGTACGGCACCATCGTCGGGGTCGGTGCCGCGTTCCTGGCGCTGCTGATCGCCTTTGGGATCCCGCTCACCCCGGATCAGACTGAGGCGATCCAGAACATGCTGATGGTCGGCGGGCCGCTGCTGACCGCATGGCTGATCCGCCGCAAGGCATGGGCCCCCACGTCGGTGGACTACGCCACCGCAGCGTCGTACGACGCCGGCAGGGAAGGCCGTCCGCTCGCCGACTCCGAAGACCTCCTCACCGACGGGCGCGCCGGGACCGACCAGCCGTGATCGCCGTGTTCGGCTACCGGGGCCCCGACCGACGCCGCCCTTCCCTGCTCGCACGCGCCCGACGGCGCCTGTACTACCGGGGCGCGCTGGCGGCCTGCACGTTCCTGTACGGGGTCATGGCCGTCACGGTCCCCCTGTCGTCCGGCGTGCACGTCCCGCTGGTCTTCGAAGCCCTGTTCGGTGTGGCCGCCATCTCGGGGATGGTCGTCGTGTGGCGTCCCCGCATGAACCTGTTCCGACACGTGTCGGCGATGACGGCGGTGGCCGCACCTGCGGCACGTGCGTTGATCATCGCCGTCACCACCTCGGACCTGACCGGCCCGTCACAGATCAGCGCCGTGGCCGTCTGGACCCTGTGTGCAGGGCTCGCATTCCTAGTTTGGCCGGTGATCCTGCCGCCACACATCGACGTGGGAAGGCTCGCCGCCGCCCTCGACGGGCAGGGGTGACCGTGGAAGCCGTCGGGGGAATCTACGAGCAGGTCATCATCGCCGTGGTCGTGGGGCTGCTGGCCTACGTGACCGGGTCGCGGGTCCGCAACCAGGACTCGGGGTGGGCGCAGCTGGTCAAGGCCGCCGGGTCGCACATCTCCAACCTGCAGAAGTCTCTGTCCGCTGCGTTGGCCCAGAACGTCGAGCTGCAGCAGGCGCTCCGCGAGGCCCGTGCTGAGGCGCTCGTGTGTCCGTATCCGCATCCGCATACCGAACAGGTGGACGTGACGGGACCGCTCCCGCGCGGCCACTGGGGAGAGTGAGTGACCCATGACACGTCGCGCCTACGCCCTGCAGCAGCTGCTGTCCGAGGTCAACGCCCGGTTCCCCCTGCGGGACACGTCGACAGATGGGTGGGTGGGAGACTCGGCCCATCAGGCCCGGCCGTCCGACCACAACCCCAACGGCGCCGGGGTGGTCTGCGCGCAGGACTTCGACGAGGACGCCAAGGACGGCCCCGAACTGGTCGGCCGCGCCCTGTGGACGTTCCTGCTCGACCGTCGGGACCGCCGGGTCGGCTACGCGATCTACGAAGGCCAGATGGTCCGCGACTACGACAAGCCCGGCATTCCCGCCTGGACGGTCGCCCCCTACACCGGGAGCAACGGCCACTTCGGACATCTGCACCTGTCCGTCGACCAGGACCCTGCCCTGTACGACGACCCGAGCCCGTGGGGGTTCGACAGCTGGATGGAGGACCCGATGAACGTAATCCGGATCGTGGACGGCCAGTTCTCTGACCGGTTCGGGACGGCCTGGGCGATCGCCCGGACCCGGTTCCCGAGACCCGACGGCGGCAAGACGGTCGCGATCGCCCGCGACGGCTCCCCCGACGCACAGTTGGGGGTGTCCCTCGGGTATCCGTTGCTGCTGGTCACCAAGGACTCGGTGCCCGGCGGGACTGCCGCGGCGCTGAAGTTCTACAACGTCGAGACGATCCTGGTCCTCGGCGGCGAACAGTCGGTGCCCAAGTCCGTGGTGGACCGGGCGGCCGAGATCGCCGCAGGGTGAACCCCGAACAAGTCGGGCTGGCGATCCTGGCCGGGTTGGCGTTGCTGGCCCTGGCCGGACTGCTGTTCCGCAAGTGAGGACCCCATGCTCCTGACCATCTCGGCTGCCGCTCTCGCCGCCTTGTGGCTGGTGCGCGGCTGGATCTGGCGGGGCGTCACCCGCCTGCTGGTCGTGCGCTCGGGACGAAGGATGCTGCCATGACCTGCCACGGGTGCGGACAGTCCCACTGGCAGTGGTGCTCAGAATGCGGGGACCGACGGTGTCTGCGCCGCCGGTGTGCCGACTGCGGCCGTGAGCAGTGGATGCTGCTCGAGGAGCTCGCCGCCCGCAACCGCGACGGCGACCTGGCCGGAGCACGGTTAGCGTCGCGGCATGCGTTAGAACCCGGCGGAGCGGCAGGCATCGCTCATGACTGAGGCTGCATCCACGAACTGATCGACTGTGCCCGTTGTCGCGGCGGCGAGCAGACTGCGCGCTGCGCGCTGTATCTCCTCCGTGGCGATCACCGCGTTGTCGTCGACCTCTTTGAGCTGGTCCCGAATCTCGGCATCGGTCAACACCCCGTCCGCGACATCGCCCATGACGTTGCGAAAACGCCTGCAGGCCAGCTGCGAGTCGTCGTGTGTGCCGCTACCCGAGCTTGTCGACTCGGTGGAGCTCGTCGCCGACCTGGCCGGCGTCTGAGGATCACCTCCACACGCGACCAGCATCGACGCAGCCACCACGGCAACAATCGCCTCGCGAATCATCCCGATCCCCTTTCTGCGGACACCACCTCGAGCGGGTCCGGCCCCTACGGACTGTAGGTTGCCGCGCTCTGCGGTGTCCCGAGTTTCAGTGGAACGGCCCCGACGCTGGAACGTCGGGGCCGAATCCGGGGTACTGGGCGTGACACCCCGAACCTACGAAGCCCAATCCAGAGACTCCATCGCAGCCTGCACGTCGTGCTCCCATGTGCGTACGTAGATCATGGTGGTTCGCGGGTCCCGATGGCCGGTCCATGCCATCGCCACCGGCACACCGTGGGTCTTCGCAACCTTCGACGTGCCCGCGTGCTTCAACTGGTGCGTGGTCAACTCGAGCCCCAGGTCGGCAGCAAGGTTGCGCGTCCACGACCAGATCGTCGCCGGGGTCACATGCGGACGTCCGCGGTCGCCCACGAACAGGAACGGTGAGTGGCACTGTGGCCGCCACACGTCCAGCGCCTCACGCAGCCGAGGATGCACCGGCAGGGTGGCGATGTCGCCGGTCTTGGCGCGCTGCCACGACCACCGGTCACCGGCATCCGAGGTCCACGCAGCCCGCGCAATCTCCACACGCCGCTTGGACAGGTACAGCCCGAGCAGGACCGCGACACCTTCACGTTGCCCGTTGAGCGCCCGCCTGTGCGCTTCTCCTTCGATCTGTGCCGTGTGGTCGTCGGACGGTGCCGACGGCATCGGCTGCGGCTTACGTGGACACCTGACCGCTGTCGTGAGGTCTTCCCTGTTCGCGAACTGGCACCATCGCCCCAGCGCCGACCGGGCCCCCTTCCTCGACGAATGGGAATACGGGATGGTGTCGTCGGCCCACTGGCGCACCTGACTCCGTGTGACCGCCTCGGGGATGACCCTGTGCTGGTCGCACCATCGGTGCAACCGGTCGATCCACTTCACATATTCGGTCACGGTGGAGTCGGCGTAGCCGTGCCCCCACAGGAACGTCTCGAATGGCTCTTGCCCCAAGGATCTACCGCCTTGTCGTGTACTAGGGACGCGACAGATTGCACGAACGGAGGCGGTGAGTGTTTGCTCAAACGCACGGGTTGCGAGGAGGGCGGTCATGCGTAGACGCGTGCGCGGAGCCCGAAAGGCAGGCGACTGAGCAACCCCGGATTAGTGAGGTCGCGCAGAGTATCGACCCACACCTCGTGGAGCACATCGCGGGGTTCGTCCAAGGCCTCGGCGAGTGCGGTGAGTTGAGGTCCCTGGATGTCTCGGATACCGAGGCCACGTTCCCATCGCGAGATCGTGGTCTGGTGGACGTCGACGATGGTGGCGACGTCCACCGCTGAGAGTCCGAGCTCGATCCGTCTGCCGCGGATGAACTTGCCGAACGGGGTGTGCGCGGGGGCGAGGGCTGGCACGGGGCGTCTCCTTCTGTAAGCGCGAGGCAAGTATGCGCGTGGAGCGTACAGACCGTCAAGTAATGACGTAAGCACATTGCTCCACTTCGTAACTACAGGGCGGTAACTACGCCCATCGGGAACCCGCCCAGAGAAGTATGCACGAAACGCTTGACGCTGGTAGGCACTTCGTGCTTACCTCCGAACATGCCTAGAACAGCCACCAACCCCACCCGCCGTGTCGATCCGATCGCCCGCGCCTGGGGCGACGAAATCAAGATCCGTCGGCGGGACGCCTACACGCAGGCCGAACTCGCCTTCGAGTGCGGCGTCCACCAGACCACGATCAGCCAGGTCGAACGGGGCGTGCTGATCCCATCCCCACGCCTTCAGCGTCAGCTGTGCAGGGTGCTCGGGCTCGACCCGCACACCGTCTACCGGCTCGTCCGCGGAACGGACGCCGCGTGAACGGCAGCCGACCGGGAGCAGGTCGCATGAGTTGGTCAGGGCTGGGCTCGGACCGGCAAGGCTCGTCATGGCATGGCTTGGCTGGCGCACACGAATCGTCTGTAACGAAGTCCATCCCGACCGGTCCGGGTCGGGATGGAAGGCCATACCCCCAACAGTGAGAAGGAGTACGACATGGCCAACGATACCGCACAGGTCCACATCGACCGCATACCCGCGGAGACCATCCGTGTCCCGCTCGTCGGCACGTCCCCGCTGATCGTCCACCGGTTTTCCGAGAAGGCGAAGCGGCAGATGCTCGACGCGATGCAAGGCCGCAAGTCACCGAAGCAGGCCAAGGACCCGGAGGCCGAGTACGAGGCGTCGTTCTACCGCCTGAAGGACGGCACGTTCGGGTTCCCGACCATCGCCTTCAAGGCCGCGACCGTCGGGGCAGCCAGGTTCTACGCGCAGTTGACGATGACGTCGTTGAAGCAGTCCATGTTCTTCCGTGGCGAGCCGGGCGAGGACGGCCAGCAGTTGTGCAGGATCGACGGTGAACCGCGGATGCGTGAGGACGCCGTCCGGGTCGGTCGTGGCGGGTCGGACCTGCGCTACCGCGGCGAGTTCTTGGAGTGGTCTACCTACGTGGACGTGACCTACGTGACGTCGGCGCTGACCCGCGAGTCGGTCCTGTCGCTGATCGACGCGGGCGGGATGGGTGTCGGAATCGGTGAGTGGCGTCCAGAGAAGGACGGCGACTTCGGCACGTACCGCATCGACCCGACCCGGGAAGTGGAGGTGCTGGCATGACGTTGCGGGAACAGCTGCAGGCGATTTACGACGAGCACGGCCGGCTGACCGCAGGCCTGGTCGTGGACGCGTCGAAGGCGAAGTCCCATCCGCTGCATGCCCGGTACTGGTCGCTGGCGGACCGTGAGGCCGCGTACGAGTACCGGAAGGTGCTGGCCGCGAAGGACATCCGGTCGGTCACGGTCGTCTATCGGGAGGCCGACGAGAGCTCACCAGCCGAACACGTGCGGGCGTTCCACGCGGTGCGCGACGAGGAGGGTGAGTACTCCTACGAGCCGGTCGAGAAGGTCGTGCAGTCCGAGTTCCTCACCAAGCTCCTGCTCGCAGACATGGAGCGCGAGTGGAAGGCGCTGAAGCGCCGGTACGACACGTTCACCGAGTTCTGGCAGATGGTGAAGTCCGATGTTGCTTGAACAGCGGAGTGAGGCAGGCGTGGCAGGGCAGGGCGCGGCAAGTCCGCACCCGGCGCGGCAAGGTCCGTCAGGGCAGGCACGGTTCCGCACGGCTCGGAATGGCCGATCTGGGCTGGGCGGGGCGTGGCTAGTCGTGGCTTGGCACGGTGAGGCAGGCGTGTCTTGGCTCGGCTCGGCACGGCAGGGTGCGACCTGGCATGGCTTGGCAGGTGACTCGTGAAGTCGCCCCGAACCGCCCCGCACCCGCAATATCCGCATAACTCCAGTTATCCGGAATCCGCGGGGCGCCGGTCGGGCCGGGCCCGGCTGCTCGCCGCAGCCGCCCTGCTGGCCTCCACCGTGCCCGCGGCACCCACCCCCTCGACCCCGGCCGCGGCTCACCATCACGTGTCGCGGCCGCGGCCGCCGGCACCCGCGGCGGGTGTCCATCCCGTCGCCACCGCGCTTGCCGGCGCGGCGCCGGCCGAGCCGAAGGCCGCCACGTGCGTCTCCTCGTGGTACGGAGAGGCGCACCGTGGCCGGCCCACCGCGTCCGGCGTCCCGTTCGACCCTGACGCGTTGACCGCCGCGTCATGGAACCACGACTTCGGCACCCGGCTGGCTGTCACACACGGGACCCACACCGTGGTCGTGACCGTCAACGACCGTGGCCCTGCCCGGGCCCTGAACCGCTGCGTGGACCTGTCCGCCGCAGCGTTCGCCCGGCTCGCCGACCTCGACGCCGGCCTGATCGACGTGACCGTCGAGGAGGTCGCCCCGTGAACGACCTCACCATGCATGCGGTGCTGCTGCTCGTCGTCGGGATCATGCTGGTCGCCGTCGGCGTCCTCGCCTGGCGTGACACCCGCTACGGCGGGGCGCTGCTCGGCTGCCTCGGCGTTCTCGCGCTCGCCCAGGCGGTGCTGGCATGAGCCTGCAGTGGGCCGACGAAGACCAGCCGGCGCCCGCGGTGTTCCAACTGCCGTCGACGCCTGCCAGCGTCCTGGCGTTTCGCCGCACCGCGGGCGCCGCACGTTCGACGCTGCTTCGCCGCGTCCTCCGATCCGGTCAGGTGAAGGCCTGGGGAAGCCGGGCCGGAGGGCGTGACGTGGCCGTGCCGGACCCGGCGTACCCCTCGTCGGTGGGAACCGTGGCCGTCCATCCCCAGGACGGTCGCTCCCGGCCCGCGTCGGCTGCCCCGCCTGACGCGGCTTGTCGTCCGGGGGCTCCCACCCGGCACGGCCGAACCTAGAAGGAAACGCCCCGCCGTGACCGCTTGATCGGCGGAAGTCACGACGGGGCCCGAGAGAAGGATGGTACTGATGGGCCGCGACGTCCAGACGATCTACGTGTACTCGTGCGATTCGCCGCCGGCCTGCGGCGACGTCATGCGGATCCCCAAGGGCGCCGAGGTGCTCGACCGTGGCATGACCCACGTCCCGGTTGCCTCGGCCGTCGACGCCGACGAGGTCGCCCAAGCACACGGCTGGTACTTCCGGGGCGGACGGGCCATCTGCCCCCGCCACGTCATGGAAGGCGGCCGATGATGGAACCGTTCCAGATCACCACCTTCGACCTGCTGTTCCTCCTGGCCGCCGGCGTGACCATCGGGGCGCTCCTCGGGGCATGGGCGACCATCGAGGCGCTCCGTGCCGGCGACCGGATCGTCAACAGCCGCAGGCAGCTGCTCACCGTCGCCGACCAACCCGACGGGGCGCCCCGTCCACACCTCGAGGTGGCGTCGTGACCGCGGCCGGCTACGACATCACCCGTGCCCGCCACAACGGCATCGCCGCGCTCGTGAAGGCCCGCGACACCCTCGACGGGGTCGCCCGCGTGTCCGACAAGACGTTGACGTCCACGACCCCGGTCCGGGTCAACTGGGCGATCGCGGACTGGCTCGTCCTCAACGGGCTGGCGCACTCCCCGGACCCGTGGGGCGACTCGTTCATCGCGCTGACCGATCGGGGCGTCGACGCCGCCGTCGACCTCGGGCTGCTGCAGGAGGCCGACCGGTGAACCTGTCGCAGCTGCCCCAGGCCGCCGCCGCGTACACACGCGGCCGGCTCGCCGACCTACTCGCCCCGGCGGCGGCGCCCGTCCGGGCGTTCGACCCGACCGACCCGTCCCGGATCCTGATCCTGGACGCCGACACCCGGCTGGTCATCCATCCGCCCGCCCCGCCGCCAGCCGCAACCGGCCGTGACGACGCCCCGCAGCCACAGCCCGGCACGGTCACCGGCGGCGGGGCGCAGTATCGGCGTCTGGCGGTCGCGCACGGCGATGCGCAGTGCGAGTGCGGGAAGGCGGTCCGCCACTTCGACGTGATCCTCGAGGTCGCCCGGCACGACTGGCGCTGCCAGGAATGCACCACAGTGATCCGGCATCTGCACGACCCGACGGCACCCCTATGGCCATGACCGCAGCAGAAGCCCAGGCGGTCAACGTGCTGCTGACCGCCGTGTACGGCCCCCCGACGATCCGGGCAGGCCTTCCCACCCGCGGCGACGTCCGGACCGCAGCCGTCACCCTGGCGTCGTCGGCACGTGCACGTCTGCGGGGCGGGTTCCGGCCCGACCAGATCCCCGACGTGCCGCCGGCACACACCCGTGATCTGGCCGTCGGCGTCGAATGGGAGCCGCCGGATGCGTGACCAGATCGTCGACACGTCCGTGCGCTGCCGGTTCTGCGGGGCGTCGTTCTACTGGGCCCTGACCGTCAACGGGAAGTTCATGCCGATCGAACCGGCCGCCGAACCGGGCCCGGCCGGGAACCTGGTCCTGCAGGACACCCTGCTCGAAACCCGGGTCGTGGTCGTCGTCGGACCCGGCGACGGCACCCACCGTCACCACAAGACCACCTGCCACGGCTGGCAGGAACACAACGAGGACGACACGTGAAACCGATCGAGATCTCCGACGAGCTCGCTGCCGCAGTCGAAGCGATCGCCGCCTACGAACACCGCACCGCCGCCGAGGTGGTCGCCCCGGTGCTTGCCCGCCTGGTCGAAGACCATCATGCGCGCCTGGCCGAAGTCCTCGCGCAGCTGGCCCCGACCGTCGACGTGCTCGGCCGTGCCGTCAAGGCCACCATCCCGCCGCAGCTGCGTGCCGAGGACCAGCCGGCCACGAACGGCGGCGCAGCGAAGGTCCCCCCCAAGGCGAAGCCAAAACCCAAGGCGAAGCCGGCGAAGTCCGGTGCACGCACCTGCGACGTGGCCGGCTGCTCGAAGCCGTACCAGGCCCGCGGAATGTGCCCGATGCACTACTCCCGGTGGAAGGTCGGGACCCTGACCGTCGCTCCGGACGGGACACCATCGCCCGCGAACAAGGGCGTCGAGCCCACGGCCGCCACGGCGCCGTCCAACGGGGCAGGCACCGACCCACGCGGCTGCGTCGCCAAGGGGTGCACGCAGCCGCGTATCGCCAAGGACGCGAAGCTGTGCCGGGATCACACCACGACACTGCGGGACATGGCCGCGTCGCTGCGGCCGCGGTTCGGCGCTGACGCCGGCCAGGAAGCTCTCGCCCGCCTCATCGACGGCCGATCGGCGGCCGCATGACCCGAGACCAGTGGACGTTGGACGTCCCTGACGCGCCGTACGCGACGCCCAACAGCCGGCAGCACGCCGCCAAACGGGGCGCGATGGGTGCCGTGTGGCGTGAAGCGACCGCCTGGATCGCGCTCGCACAGAAGGTCCCCAAGGACCTGCAGAAGATCCGGGTGCAGCTAGTGATGCTGCCTGCCGACGCCCGGGCGCGCGACGAGGACAACCTGGTCTCCGGGGTGCTCAAGCACATGATCGACGGCCTGGTCGACGCCGGCATCGTCTGTGACGACACCCCGGACCACGTCGTGGCCGAGATGCCACGCATCCATGCGCCCGCGCAGCGCACCTGCCACCGGTGGCTGCTCACCATCACCAGGCTGGCCTGACCTATCACGAGGGGAGTACCACCAGTGCCTTGCAACATCCCGAACCGGAATCACAACGGTGATGTTCCACGGTGGTGGTTCCCATGAGCGCCGAAGCCGTCGGGTGGGTGTTCCGCCATTCGCCCTACTCCGGCCTCAAGTTCGCGGTCCACCTCGCGATCGCCGACTCCGTCAACGACCAGCACGACCAGGAACTGTGGATGTCCCAGTCCCGTCTGGCATCCAAGGCCCGGTGCTCCCGCCCCCGCGCGAACGAGGCCCTGGTCGAGCTTGTCGACGACGGGTACCTCGTCCTGCTCGAGGAGCACGTCGGCAGAGCAAACCGGTACCGGTTCGTGTTCCCGGACGTGCCGGTGTCCTACGAGTCCCGACCTCGCAAGGCCACCCTGAACACCGGCGGACCTGTTCCGTCACGGAACACCCCCCCGAACGACCAGGTGTCACCTGGCGGAACACCACCTGTTCCGTCACGGAACACCCACCTGTTCCGTGGCGGAACACCACCTGTTCCCTCACGGAACACAGAACCCAAGAAACCCAAGGCTGGAACCCAACCTCCACCTCCCGCACGACGGTCGCAACTCCTCGACGACCTGGCCGCGATCGGCCGGGAGGAGGCGGAGGAACATCTCACCCAGATCCGCCGGCGGCTGCACGGCGACCTGCCCGGACGTCTCGACTGCGACCCGGCCGCCGACGACCTCCTCGACGCCCTGGTCGAGATCGCCGCCCGCGGTTGGACCCCGCCGCAGGCTGCCGTCGCGCTCACCGCCGACCCGCTCGGCGACGCCCGGTCGATCGCCCGCGTCCTGGCAGCCCGGGCCCGTCACCTCGCCGACCTCGACCCGCCGCAGCACCGCAGTACCGCAGCAGCGCAGGACTGCCGAACCTGCGCCGGGTCCGGCTGGATCGCCGCCACCGACGAACGGGCCGTGGTGGCCTGCCCCTGCAAGGCCGCAGCATGAGCTGGGCCACCCTCGCCGCCGAACTCGAAGGGTCCACCGACCTCGGCGTCGACCTGGTTGACCGTGCCGCCGCCCACGGGCTGACCGTCACCGACGACGACCAGGTCCTCGACGGGCTGGCCAACACCGGCCTCGAGCTCTGCCCCGGCTGCGGATGGTTCGTCGCCACCAACGACCTACGCGAAGACGTCACCGGATGCCAGGAGTGCGCATGACCACCATCGACGTCCACCGCACCCTCACCGCGCTCGATCTCGTCCAGTTCCTCGACGAACACGCACGACGGCAAGGCGTCGGACTCGACCAGG